GGCAGTGTCCTTGGATTTGTATCCGGCCGGTATTTTCAGACGGCCTTTGGAAAGATATATTTTTGATGAATGTATACGGCGGTTGAAGGATACACCTGAGGGATTAATTTGTATAGATGAAAGCAGGATGTATAACAGATTGAGAATGAAAGTAATTTATTTTTGTGTGAGGGGGAAAGGTTGAGGATGGCTTGCACCTTAATTGAGAGTGATAAAAATAGCCCGTCTTTATTAAGACGGGCTATTCAGAATCTGGCAGAGAGGAAGTCTATCGTATGTTTTGTAATTCAATGTTTATAAATAACTTAAATTATCATAAATAAAAAATTACCATAAAAGCGCCCATGTTGATAATTTGCACTGATTGCAGCCGTGGTGCGCGAAAATTCAGGGGATGGGCGAGATGACCGCCGCCGCGCACTCCCTCCCGCCCGCACGGCTCGTGAAAAAAGAACGATTTTTTATGCAGGAATTGACGGCCGAAGCGGCTATATCCTGCAAGGCTTTTGGCAGGATTTTAAGCATGAAATTTTTATGCGTTTTTATGCAAAAGTTGACAGATTTATGCTTAATTACGCATGTTAAACGCAAAGCGGCGCGCGGTAAAGAAAAAATCCCGCCAAAGTGGCGGGATTTTGGGGTGCGAGGTTTATTCTTCGGTATTGATACTGTACGGTTCGAACTTGAAAATTTCGAGTTTTAAGCGTTCGTTGATGTCTAAAAATGCTTGTTGAAGCGGCGCAACTTCGTTTTTTGCAAAAACCTTTGCGACCGTTGCGGCATCTCCAAGTCCGCCGGCGGTTTTCGGAACGATGCCCATCAGCACCGGCGGTACGCGATGAATAGCGAGCATGTCTTCTGCGCTGACTTGCTTAATGTTTAAAAACTCGTCTTTTGCGGCTACCTCTGAGATTGGAATTAATTTAATGCCATCCGGGTCGCCGCCGGGCGATCGGAGTAGTAAGTTTTTAAAATTTCCATCGCCTTTTGAGTTCCGCAACTGTGTTTTGACTTTTGACCAGCCGGCCTCGTCAATTTTTGAATCCGTGGCGTATAAGATAAAACCAGCGTGAGACCCATTTTTGTAGTAGCGGACGCGAAATTTTGTCGAAGCCGAATTGAGTTCGGCGGAATCCATTGCAGGCAGGTAGCGCGGCAGTCCGTAGATTTCTTGCTGTAAATTCGGCTGCATCATGTGAATTACGTCCGAACCGTCTAAATATTCGTAGTTTTCGCCCGTTAAATCATTACGCAAATAGATGTAATCGCGCAAATTCGACGCTCGGCGCATGTAAAGCGCAAGACGGTTTTGAAGGTTGACAGGCTTGCCGTAGAAATTGCGCTGAACTTCAAGATAGCCATTTCCCAATACCAAATAATTAAACGCCAGTTTTTCAAACTCCGCACGCGAAAGCAGCGGCGTCGGCTGAAACGTTACTTTTAAAATATTAATCTTGGCTTCCAACGCGCTTGAATGATGCAAGCCCTTTTTGAGCAGATGAATCAAATCAAGCCACGGAACCGGCGTTTCAAAATAGCGGCCGTTATCAAGACAGCCGGCAAAGTCCAAAAGGCTGTATTCGCCCATCAAATCATCAAAACTGAAAACATCAACGTCCATTTTTCCATCCATCAGTAAATATCCACGCTACCGCGACCAGTGGCGCCGCCGTCTAGCGGCTCTTGATAAAAGACTTGCAATGCCGCCCATGCGACGTCTGCATGACTGAGTTCTGCACTTCGCGAACTTGCATACGTTACGTTTTTACCGCTGCTTGTCGCCACCGTTCGAATGCTTAAAAATGCGGCGGTAATATCTTTATAATCTATTTCCCATTCAACGCGGCCGTTTCGCATCAGTGCGTGCATTTTGTTGATCATCAGGTACTTTTCAGTAAGGGAGTACACAACACCAATGGCGGCAGGGAAAAAGCCCTGAACGAGTTGAAATACCGCCGCACCGAGGCCGGTTTTGTCGATAATAATTTTTTCAACGTTGTAGCGATCGAGCATTTTCCGGATAAAGTCGGCTTGCGCTTGGAAATCGTTGCCGTGGAGCATGTGGCGTTCGACGATTCGGAATTTATCGCCAATCTGTCGCGGCGGCAGCACGGCGATCAGCGCCGCTGCATCTCCGGAATCGGCCGGGTCGTAGCCAATCCATACCGGCAGATTGCCGACCGGTCGCGCAGCCAGCGGTTTGTAAAAATCGCCCCACTCCGTCCACGAATCAACCGTGCAGCGTTGAAGGTCATCAAATTTAAATACAGTGTCCCCGGACTCTACGAACTCACACATAAATAGCTGCCGAAACTCGGCGGGCGAATTTTCCAGCAGCAGCTGATTGCGATCGAATAGATTGCAGCCGCCGCGCTCCGCGTCGTCCAGCGTTACGATATGTCGGAATTGGCCGTCTTCACACGCTCTGCCGTTGCTCAATGCGGCATGTGAGACATCAAGCGAAATATGTTCGGATTTCGCCCTGCCTTCGTTGAAATGCTGACCGTTCCAAAAGCCATAAGCCGGATGAGAGGTAGACGAGGGTGTGGAGAAATAAGTAATGCGGTATTGTTTTTGCGCAGCCATCGGCTTGGCCAGTCGTGTTAGTTCTTTGAAATCCGGAATCCAGAAATACTCATCTACGTATAAATCACCGTGCCGACCCTGCGCCGTGCGGCTGTTCGTCCCTAGAAAGTAGAGCGTTGCGGCGTTTTGCAGGCGGATAGCGTCGCCTTTAAGCTCAACGCCGACAGCTTGGGCTAGGTCGATAATGTACTGTTTAAATTGAAATGCCTGAGCGCGGGAAGCCGAAAGAAAAATCTGATTATTGCCAGTTTTCAGGGCTTTAATCAGCGCTTCGCGAGCAAAGAAGAATGTAGCGCCAATCTGGCGACTCTTGAGGAGATTACGAAAGCGAACATCGCAACTTAGCCAAAATCGCTGATATTCAAAAAGCTGATCATGAAAAATCTGCGTTGCGCGTGTAATTTGTTCGTCTGAAAAAAAGTTTGGCTCGGCTTTTTTTGCGCGGCGTGCCTTTCCTTGCTTTCTATTTTGGCTGCGCGCATCTTCCGCATCGGGCGAGAAGGTAAGGCCGTCTGAAATATCGGGCAAGGCGGCGCCGGTACTTGCCGACTCCGCGGCCGTCTCTGCGGTCTTGCGCGGGCGTCCGTCTATTAGCGAGTACAGACTTTTAATTTCTTTATAGTCTGCGTCAGATTTTGACGGTTTATTAATGAGCAGATGCAGCCGCGTTTCTGCGCTGGCTACGACGCGCTGCATCGGGTTGCCCCCATTCCAGTTATCGCGATTCTTCCATGAGTAAACAACAGACGGCTTGATATTGATGTGTTGCGCAATATCAGAAATGCGCCATCCCTGCCAGTACAGTTGCCGGGCGGTTACGCGCGGGTCAACATTCGGCGCCGCTGTTGTGTGCAAAATCAATTTTCCCATTTTAAAAAAGCAAGTCTTAAAACTCTGTATATCCCCTATTTCGCCTCATCTTGAAACAATGCCGTCTTGTAAAAAAATCCCTTAAATCCGGCTGTCATTTACTCGTGCGAACGGCGCTGCAAGAATAAGCAGTATTGATATTGAGGTGCGACGAAATGTCGAAAGAAAACAGCAAAAACAAAGTTACCGACTGGCGCATTATCGGCGTTAGCGGCGACACCGCGGACGGGCGCCATATACGCGCCGAGGATTTGGTGCAGATGGCGGAGAGCTACGACCCGGGCGTCTACGGCGCGCGCATCAATCTTGAGCACTGCTATTTTACTTTTCCGGGCTGGGCCGGTGGGTACGGCGATGTTGTCGAACTGAAGGCGGAACCTTGGAGTAAAGATGAAAGTAGGACAGCCCTGTTGGCGCGTTTAAGCGTTTTGCCGAATTTGCAGGAGTTGTGGGACGCCGGCGAGAAGATTTATACCAGCATGGAGATTGCGTCTAATTTTGCCAAGAGCGGCAAAGCGTACCTAGTAGGGCTTGCCATTACAGACAGTCCGGCCAGTCTCGGCACAACGGCGAATTTCAACACCGCCGCCGCCACAGCCGACAAAGGAAAAACATTCACCCCGTACCACTTAACCGAAATCAATGAAAGCAAAAACATGTCGAAGACATCAGAAAACAGCACTGAAAAACCATTAACCGAATCGGTCGCAGAGGGTATTTTTACCCGCCTGTTTGCCAAATTCACCAAGACAGAAGAAAAGCCGTCAGACGATGAGTCCGGCCGGCAATCTGTTAATGAACCCGAAGATAAGCCGGCTGCTACGCAAGAAGCCGCTGCTGCACAGAATGGGGAATTTGTCGGACAAATGAATCAGGCGGCTGAGCTGATGGAAAAATTCTCCGAGAAAATCGACAGTCAGCAGCAGAAGCTGGACGCATTGGAGGCGAAAGTTGCCGAGTTTGAGAAACAGCTTGAAACAAAAGTGTTTAGCGGAGAACGAAGCCCGCACGCAGGCGCAGCAGAAGCTAAACAGGTCGCGGGATGGTAGGCCGTCTAAACAAACAGAAATTTAAGAAAGAGTAAAAAAAATGCAACGTACAAAATTATCCGCCGCCATTGCAGCCATGTTTGCCGCGGTTGCGCAGGCAAACAATATCAAGCCCGAACAAGTCCGCGAAGATTTCAGCGTCGCCCCTGCGGCCGTACAGCGCATGTATGACGAAATCACCCAATCAAGCGAGTTGCTGAAAAGAATCAATATCAGCGGCAAGACTGAGAAAATCGGCGACGTTATCGGCCTGTCTACCGGACTGATCGGCAGCAATACCGACACGTCGGAAGATAACGCGGTGCGAAAACCGCGCTCAATCCACAGCTTGAGCAAGCGAACGTACAAACTGGAAAAAACCAATTTCGACGTGCGCTTGCGCTATGACGAAATCGATCAATGGGCGCATGTTGCATCAGATTTTCCGGCGCGCATCAACCGCAAAATCGCCGAGTCCATCGCTATCAGCCTGATTACAGTCGGCATGAACGGTACAGCCCGCGCGGCCAACAGCGATTCTAATCAAAACAAGCTGCTGCAAGACGTCGCTAAAGGGTGGTTGCAAAAAATGCGCGAAGAAAATGCGGCGCGCGTGTTGGGAAAATCTACCGAGAAAGTCAAATACGGGCCGGGCGCGAGCGAATATAAGAACCTTGATGCAGTCGTAACCGATGCGCTCAATGAGTTAATGGACGAGCGATTCGCCGACCGGACTGATTTTGTTGTGCTTGCGTCAAGACGTACCGTTGGCGACAAGTATCTGCGCATTGTCAATGCTTCCGGCGACAAGGCAACGGAAATTGAGGCGGGCGGCCGTCTGAGCGAAAAACGAACGCTGGGCGGGTTGCCTGTGATGTACGTTCCAAATATGCCGGCTAACACGCTGCTGATTACTCCGCTGGCAAACCTGAGTATTTATTATCAGTTGTCAGGCGAACGCCGACACATCAAAGACGCGCCGGAAAAAGACCAGATCGAGTGCTACCAGTCGAAAAACATTGACTTCATTGTTGAAGAGTATGGCGCAGCGGCACTGATCGAGTATCTCGAATATACCGCCTGATTAATATCCGTCTGAAAACGGACGCCGCGCGCGGGCGCGGCATTTCAGACGGACTATCGGAGAAAAAAAATATGAGCTTTGCCCGACGACATTTTGAAAAAGTCAGTGCCGAAATTGCAGCGGCAGAAAACGGCGGCAATCTGGGTGAAATGAATGCGTATCAGCGCCTGCTTAAGTCGCTGCATGACGATAAGACGATGCTGAAAACCGTCAGTAGCGTTACCGACAAAGTACACATCAAAACGGCAGCTTTGCCGGCCTATAAAGAATGGATCGACGGTATTGTTTCTACGGGCCGCGTACAAAATGACGATAAAGTCGCCGCAACGGTTGTCGTGTGGATGATTGACTGCGGACAGCTTGATGCCGCTATGCCGCTTGCCGACGTGCTTGTGCACAGTCAAATAGACAGCGCGGACGAGTACCAGCGGTCTATGCCGGAAATCATTATTGAGCAAATGGCCGAACAGATCGCCGCCGGCATAGAAATTCAGCCCGACAATCTGGAAAGGCTTGTTCATTGGGCGACGGCAAAAAATGAAGCCGGACTGCATGAAATCAATGTTGTTGATCCGATTCGCGCCAAGCTGCTTAAGGCTGCCGGCGAGGCGGCGGAGGCGGCGGAGCGATACGCCGATGCTTTGGCGCTATATCGCGGTGCGCTTGAATACAATGAAAAATCGGGTGTTAAAAAGCGTATCGAAGCGCTTGAGAAACAGCTTGCGCCCGAATCTTAACTTCTCCCTCCGCATGGTCTGCGGCGGCGCAGCAAACGAGGTTTTTTTCCTTTTCCTCCGTAATGCTCCCGCCGCCGTCAGAACCATGCTCCCCATTCAATAGGCCGATCATGACCGGATTAAATTTCAATACCGCCCCGCGCCCGACGCAGCAATCAGGGCAGGAGGTTATCAATAGCGGGAAATTCTGGCCTGAAATCAATCTCAACGAAATGCGCTTAGCAATGCGCATCGATAACAACGTTACTTCGGAGAGGCTGTTTCATGCCGCCGTCTCCGCCGCGGGATTTGTCAATGGACAGCTTGACGACATCAGACGGCGCGCGGTTTCAGACGGCCTGTTAACGCTTGAGGCCGTGTCTGACGAGCAGATTAACGGCGAATCGTTTGCGGTGCTGCGATACCGACGTGCCGTCTACTGCTATACGGCGGCCATGTTGTTTGAGTCTTACGCAGACGCGGCAGCAACAGGCAAGACTGCCGACCGCGCCGAGTCGAAGCAGCAGCAGGCGGAAGACTATCGCCGCGAAGGGCATTACGCCGTTGCAGATTTAATCGGGCGGCAGCGTATCGATAGCGAGCTGATATGAACGAAAACGTAGTTATCAGCAGCGAAGGCGACACTTTAAGCGGTATCGCGTACAGACATTACGGCAGCAGCGCCGGACACGTTGAGCGGATTTTAAGAAGCAATCCAAAACTTGCGGCCTACCCCGCGGCGCTACCGGCGGGGGTGGTAATCAAACTGCCGGCAACGGAAGAAGAAAAAATAAAAACCGTGCAAACGGTCAATTTATGGGATTGAAGACGATGAATGATCATAAAACCACAACGGCAATTAATGCGGCCGTCATCGTTCTGGGAAGTTATCACGTTCCCGCGTCGGTTGCTTTCGGTGCGATAGTCGGCGCGTCGCTGTTTGTATTGAGCCGCCGCGCGTATGGCGCGATAACGAAAGCGTGGCTTTTTGCCGTGTCTTTTCTCGGCGGGATATTCGGCAGCGGCTCGACAGAGGAAATCATCAACTGGCTGCTTCCCCGCGGTGTGCTGCATATCAATGAGTTTACGGCGGCCGCGCTGTTTTCGGCGCTGGTTGTGGTTGCTTTGCAAAAGTTGATTGCGGCCGTCGAGCATTTGAGGCTGCCGCGCAGCATTCCGGAAGCAAAACCGGAGGAAGAGCATGAATAAGCTGCAAATCGCCATTGTCATTGCTTTGTCTTTAACTGCCGTCGTTCGCGTCGTTATGTTTGATACCCGCGGGAAAAAACATAAGCCGGTTTCGGCGCTGATTGCGTTCGGCATGGTTGTATGGTTGGGCGGTTTATGCATCGCCGCCGCCTTCGGTTTGCAGTCTGTCGTTGTGTGGGGGCTGATTTTCGGGCTTGCCCTGCATACTGGCGCGATCGTGTGGGCGCGCGGGAACGTTAACAAAATCCATCCTAGGGCTGAAATATGAATAGTTTAACTCATGATGAAATAGCAAGCGTCGCGCAGGCGCGCGGCAGCGAAGACGTGGCGTGGCTGCAAAAGTGGCTGCGCGACGTAGCCGGGCAAAATCTTAAAGTCGACGGCATCGGCGGCAGTGTAACGCGCGCGGCATTCATTCAGGCGTTTGCGAACAGGAACGCGCCAGCAATTACGCCGGCCGAAATGGAAGAGATTGCCCGATCGCTCGGCGATACCGACACGCGCCGCATCCGCGCGGTCGCAAAAGTTGAAAGCAATGGCGGTGGCTGGTTTGACAGCGGATTACCGAAAATACTTTATGAGCGGCACAGGTACTGGAAACTTACCGCAGCCGTGCACCGGATCGTGTCGTGGTTTGCCAACCCGCAGCGCGGGGGTTATACGACCGATGCGAACAATAACGGAATTAACGACAGTTGGGAGAAGCTGTCGTATGCAGTGTGTAAAGACCCGCTGGCCGCGCTGCAATCGGTTTCGATCGGAAAATTTCAGATTATGGGCGAACATTACCGCTTGTGCGGCTTCGCGCATCCGGTCGAGATGCTGTGGGCGGCGCGAAATAGCGAGTTGGCGCATTACCATATGCTGCGAGACTATATTTTAAAAGTAGCGAATCTGAAGGATGCGTTTTTATCACTATCGACCAATGCGGAGACCTGCCGCCGCTTCGCGGCCGGGTACAACGGCAAAGCGTATGAAGAGAACGCATATCATAAGAAACTGGCAGCGGCGATGAAGTAGCCGCGGAAGGCGAGGCCGTCTGAATTTCAGACGGCCTTAAAGGAAGGAAAAAAGAAATGAAACTGCTGTATGTCATCGCGGCGCTGGCAGCGCTGCTTGTGGCCGTGTCCGTATCCGCAGGCATCGCCCTGTCGAACCGCGCCGAGCAAATCGAAAAATTGGAACAATCGGTTAAAAATGCCGAAGCGTCGTTAAAAATCGAACAGGGTAAAGCGGCAATCTACCGCCGGCGCACTGAAACGTTGCAGGCGCAAAATGAGGCATTGCAGGCCGCCGCCGCCGCGGGGCTGGCCGTCGTGCAGAATGCCGTTGCTGAAAATCCGGATTGGTCGCGTGCCGCGCTGCCGGAATCCGTTGCAGCGGCAGTGCGGGAGGCTGCGAAATGAAAGAAATTTTATTTGCAGCACTGATGTTCGTATGGTTGCTGGTCGGATGTGCCGCGAAACAGCCTATTCTTATCAATGCGGCCGACACCTGTCCGCCGGTGCCGGAGTGCCGCGCGGAAGTCGGCGAGATTAAAACCAACGCAGATTTGCTATACGGTTTTACGACATACCGCGCCGCATTTTTGCAATGCAAGTTGTACCGCGACGCGCTTTCGCGCTGTTTGATGCCGGACGCGGAGGTGGGCAAGTGAGCCGCTTTTTTGATCAGGCTGCGATGGTTGAAGAGTTGCAGCGGCAAATCGCGCTTGAAAATCAGGCTGCAAAAACGGCTGATGTTGCAGCGGTGTCCGCTTATGAATGCGAAGAGTGCGGCGAGCCTATACCGGAGGCGCGGCGGCAGGCCGTGCGCGGCTGCCGTTGTTGTCTGACTTGTCAGGAAGAAATTGAACGGTATGGAAAAACCCGCTTTACTGCGCGCCGAGATTGAAAAGCACCTGCCGGAAATCAAAGTGAATCCGGAAAAGCTGGCAATGTTTATCGCTCCGGCGCGTGTCGTTGCGAGCAAAGGAACGCTGAGCCATGAGACGAATTTCACGCTCAGCATCCTGATCACCGATTTCACCGGCGATCTTGATGTGCTGAATATCGTGATCATCAACTGGCTGCAAGAGCATCAGCCGGACATACTGGGGCCGGGCGCAACCGACGGCGGCGCTTACAGTATCGAGGCGGACATACTCGGCGCAGGCAGCGCCGACGTCTTGATTGAACTGAAATTGACAGAGCGGACAGTTGCGCTTATCGACGATGACGGCAATATTAAAGTCAGCCATCCGCGCAACGCGAATAAAAAAGACTTGATGTCGGCGATCGGTGCGGGTTAGTGCGTTATGTATTTCGAGTTGGATTTGTATATCGAGCGGCTCGACGGCCTTGTCAAGAAATTAAGCCCGCCGCAGCGCCGCGGGCTGATGAAAGAAGTTGCCGGAGAATTGAGGCGGAGTAACAAGCAGCGCATCCGCGCCAATATCGAGACATCGGGGCGCGCGATGATTGCGCGCAAGGCAGCGGCCGTGCAGCCTTTGCGTAAAAACGCGCGTATCCGCGCCGGCGACGTATTTCAGTATCGCGGCCGGCTCGTCAGGATGCGCACAATCAAGACTGCGGCCAGCGCCGCAAACCCTTCCCGCGACACGACGCAACCATATGACAGCGAGTACGTATGGGGGTATGACGCCGAGTGGGGCGGTATCAAAAAATACAAAAAGTCCGAAATCGGCAAGCCGGCATCAGGCGTGCGCGGCAAGCTGATGTTTCGAAAGATTCACCAGTATAAATATCTGAAACAGAAAGCGGATGCAAACGGCGCGGCAGTGGGCTTTATGAGCGGACTGTCCGGCTATATCGCCGCCGCGCACCAATACGGCGAACCGCCGAGGCCGGCGCGCGAGCTGCTGGGATTTTCCGCGGACGATCTGCGCGAAATAGAGCGGGCCGTTGTTGCTCATATCGCCGCCGCGGGCGTTTGATTCATTGTAAAAAAATCCATTAAAACCGCTTTCGGTCGTCTTTCTGCGCGCGCGGACGCATAATCGGACGGAATAAGTTAAGGCCGTCTGAAATGTATTCCGAATTATCCCGAATGATTGCAAATCTGATTAAGCAGGGCGTTGTCGCCGAGGTTGACGCCGCGGCGGGATTGGTGCGCGTGCGGCACGGCGAATTACTGACCGACTGGCTGGGATATTTTGTGCCCGCCGCCGGCGGAGTATCCGTCCACCGGCCGCCATCAGTCGGGGAGAACTGCATTGTCCTGTCGCCGAGCGGCGAGCCTGCGAACGGGATTGTCTTGTGCGGCATAAAGTCGGCATTGCACCCGCAGCCGGCGGGCAATGCGGATGAAACAGTCATTCAATTTCCGGACGGCGCAAAAGCGCTATATGACCATGCAGTCGGCGCGTTGAAGCTGTCGGGCGTAAAAACCGTAGACGTTCAGGCTGAAACATCGCTGACGATAGACTGCCCGCAAAACACGGTTAAAGGAATGCTGACCGTGCAGGGGTTGTTTACTTATCAGTCGGGTATGAGCGGAAGCAACGGAGCCAGCGGCAAAACTGAGATCGAAGGGGATTTTGCACACAAGGGAACACTGACGAACGAAGGCAGCATATCAAGCAACGGCGTTATTCTTGATACGCATACTCACCCCGGAGATAGCGGCGGCATGACAGGAGAGCCGAAAAAATGATGAATGCCGACACCGGCCGCGCGTTGCAGCTAAAGGCTCATATTTCGCAATCTGTCCGCAACATTCTGTTTACCCGTATCGGCACGCGCGTGCAGCGCGAAGAATACGGAAGCCTGCTGCCGGAACTCATTGATATGCCGCTTAACCCTGTAACGTTGATGATGTGCCGCGTAGCCGTGGTTTCGGCCGTCGCGCGCTGGGAGCCGAGGATCAATATCAAATCCGTAAATATCGAAGCAAGGCGGCCGGCCGGCGTCGTTATCAGCTTTGACGCAGAGGTGAAAGAAACCGGAGCCGTCGACAAATTTTTAATAGAGGCCGTCTGAAATGCCGCAAATTACCGATTTAAGCAAAATTCCGGCGCCGGAAGTGGTGAAGCAGGTCAGTTTTGAAGATATTTTGTCCAGACGCAAGCAGCAGTTTATCGAACAGTATGAAACGAAAGAGCAACGCGAACACTGGGCGGAGGTGCTGAAACTGGAATCAGAACCGGTTGTTAAGCTGCTTGAAGAATGCGCGTATAGCGAGATGTTGTGGCGGCAGGAATTGAACGAGGCGGCGCAAGGGCTGATGCTTGCTTACGCCCGCGGCGGCGATTTGGATCAGATTGCGGCGATGTTCGACATCAAAAGATTCGTTATTCAAGAGGCGCGCACGGATATTTATCCGCCTGTCGAGCAGGTTCTTGAGACTGACGACGCATTGCGCGCACGGGTGCAGCGTGCGTTTGAAACATTGTCAACGGCGGGGCCGACGGCGGCATATGAAAGCATTGCCGCCGGCGCTCATGCGCACGTCAAGGATGTTCGGGCTGTCAGCCCGTCGCCGGCCGTTGTTGACATTGCCGTGCTGTCAAATCAAGGAGACGGCGCCGCCTCCGCCGAGGTTGTCGCAGCGGTAACCGCTGCAGTAAACGACAGATACCGCCGGCCGGTTGCCGACAGGGTGACCGTGAAATCGGTGGAAATCGTCAGATACCGCATCGTGGCCGCGCTGAAATTGTTTAAAACGCCGGATTACGAGCCGGTGCTTGCCGAGGCGCGGCGGAAGATGACCGCAGCGGCGGCAGAGAATCAGCTTATCGGGCGTGACGTCGATTTATCCATGATTTATGCAGCGCTGCGCGTAGAGGGCGTGCAGGGTGTCGTTATCAGCGAGCCGACGCAGAATATCGTCATTGGCGACGCGCAGGCGGCATTTTGTACAGAGATAGAAATAACATACGGCGGCGAGAATGAGTGAGTACCGCAGCTTGCAACCGTCAAGCCGGACAGAGCTTGAAAAGAATATCGGCGAAAGTCAGATATACCCCGTCGATCATCCGGTTTCGAGATTATGGAATGCCGATACCTGCCCGCCTCATTTGCTGCCGTGGCTGGCATGGGCGCTTTCCGTCGATTACTGGGATGAGGCGTGGCCGGATTCTCAAAAGCGCGCAATGGTTAAAGCGGCGTGGCGCGCACATAAATATAAAGGAACATGCGGCGCGATTGACGACGTGCTGGCGCCGTTTGGTCTGAAAACAAGGTTTATCGAGTGGTGGCAGACAGTTCCGCAGGGTTCGCCGGGCACATTCAACCTTGATCTGTTTAATGACGATCGGATGCTGAACGCGGAAGAGATAAAAGAAGTTCAGCGTTTGATTAATGCAGTCAAGCCGTTATCGCGCCATATCGGCGCGCTGAGGATGGGTGTCGTAACGTGCGCGCATACGCACATGTCGGCGGCGGCAGTGCAGGGAGTTGTTTTGACCGTGTATCCGTTTTTCGTTGCCGACATTTCATCGGCTTCGGCGGTACAGGCGGCGGCAGTGATACAAACAGCGGAAGTATTAACCGTTTATCCGGGATAAGAAATGGTACAAAAATATTTTACAGTCATAACTAAGGTCGGACTGGCGAAAATCGCCAAAGCGGCGGCGGTGGGCAGCAAACTGCAACTGTCTGAAATGGCGGTCGGCGACGGCGGCGGCCGCGATATTGAGCCGTCGGACGCTGTGGCCGCACTGGTGAATGAAGTTTATCGCGGTGCCGTAAACCGGCTTGAGGTAGACCCGAAAAATAGCAATCAGATTATTGCGGAGCTGGTTATTCCCGAAGATTTCGGCGATTTCACCGTGCGCGAAGTCGGTGTTTTTGACGTTGCCGGCGATTTAATCGCCGTCGGCAACCTTCCGCCGACTTACAAACCCGTTGCGCGAAGCGGTACGGCAATGGCGCAGGTTATCCGCGTCGTACTGCAATTAAGCAACGTTAACGGCGTGGGTCTTAAAATCGATCCGTCGGTCGTATTGGCGACGCGCGATTTTGTGGCGGCCGAAGTTGATAAGGAATTTGGTAAAACCGTGCGGCGCGTAAAGAGTATTGCCGCGCTGCGCGCTTACAAGGGAGTTGCCGCCAGCCTGCTGGTTGAAAGTTATTACGACGGCGGCCGCACCGGCGGCGGCGTGTTTGTGTTGAACAAAGCCGACACAACATCGACCGACAACGGCGGGACGGTTATCGTCGACGCACTGTTGCGCCGCTGGTGGCGCGCGCGGCGGGAATCTGTCAGCCTTTATGATTTCGGATATGACGCAGAGAAGAACAACGCTGCCGACGCAATAAACGCCGCCGAGGCGGCAGCGCTGGGGGTTGTTGTCGATTGTCTGGGATTGACAATTAATACTGCGAATAAGTATCCGCAAAAAAATAAATATACAAACGGCAAATTTACCATTAACGGCGTAACTGTCGATGCACAGTATCAGCAGCCGCGAACCGGTATCGGTCGGTTTATTTCCGGGAGCGGTGCGGCCGCCAGCCTTAAATCAGGAGAATGGACGGGCGCGGGGCTTGTCGTTATCGGCGAAGGCGCAATGCAAAAAGCTGAGAAATGCGTTTCGGCGATTGCGATCGGCGATCGGGCGCAAGGATTTTCACGCATCAGCCGCGACAATATCGCTATCGGCGCCGACAGTCTAATCAATGTGCAGGCGGAGACTGAATGGTACGATCAATCGAAGATGGCGGGCACGCGGAATATCGGTATCGGCGGCAATGCTGGGCGCGGAATTACGAGCGGCTACGCGAATGTCTCAATCGGAAGAAATGCGGGGCAAGGGCTTGGAATCGGTGCGTCAAATGTCGCTATCGGTTCTGCCGCTCTTGCTGGTACCGCCCCGATCGGATTAAGCGGAGACATTGAGGTTTTTTGGACATCCAAGACAAGCAAGACGGTAGCAATCGGAGAGATGGTATTGCAGCAATATCAGGGTGCCGATGCTCAAACCGCCATCGGCGGCGGCGCTGCGCGAAATGCAAAAATTGCTGAAAAATTAACGGCAATCGGTGCGTCGGCACTTGAAAATCTAGAGCGTAACCGCGCGCCGAACGGCGGCGATGTAATCTGGTCCGGAACCGAGAGCGGAAGTTATGCCCAAGCCGGCAATACCATTACGCTTACATTCTCAAATCTTCGCGGTGCGAAACCGACTTATTGGGTAGGTATTCGCCTGACGTCGGGCGATGCGGCAACCGTTCAGGGCGATGTCGTTCCCGTTGAAGTGATAACGGCAACTGAAACCGCGCTGACAGTACGCAGTCCGAAAGAGTTAACGGCATCAGGTGCGGCGGAGCTTAAATATGTCTATTCGACTGCATCGGAGCAGGCGAAAAATGAAGAACTGACCGTCGTCGGCACAAATGCCATGAGAAGTGCGACGAGTGCGGCATATTCAACCGCCATCGGGGCTGATGCCGCATTGTCGGGTGAAGAATATAAAAAATCGGTTGCCGTCGGCGCGTCGGCAATGCGAAACGGAAGGCACTATTCGAGCGTTGCGGTCGGTTACTGGAGCGCACCGACAATCAGTAGCGAGCAATGCGTTTTCCTCGGTGAGTCGGCGGGCTATCGAAACGTTCATGGCGCTGTATTGAGCGGCAAGATAACAAACTCGATTGCTATCGGCTACGGCTCGCGCATTAACGGCGACAATGAGATACAGATCGGTTCGGCGGGGCAGACTTTATATGCGCCGACGAACGTCAATATCCGCTCAGACGGCCGCGATAAAGCGGATATTAAGCCGATGCAAAACGGATTAGAGTTTGTAAAAAAACTCAAACCTGTTACAGGGTATTACGACCGGCGCGATTCTTATGTTGACGAGTTATTCAAAGACTTATCCGAAGACGAACGCGCGGAAAAAATCCGCGAATGGTGGGCAAATCCCATTAAAGACGGAAGCCGTAAGGAAGACCGCCTAAGGCATTGGTTTGTTGCTCAGGATGTCGCGGCGCTGGAAGCTGAATACGGCCGCTTGCCGATGGTCAATTTAAAAAATGACACATACACAATCGAATATGAAACGTTCATCCCCGTGATGGTTAAGGCTATGCAGGAATTAGCCGAAAAAATCGAGGCGCTGGAAAGCGGAATTAAGGAGTTGCAGAAATGACGCGCTGCATAATTGATTCAGACGGCCTGTTTGTCGAAGAGCAAATGTATGACGACGGACGTCAGAGCATTGAAGCCGAACCGCCCGAATATTCAGACGGCCAAGCCGCACGCTGGACGGGTGAGACATGGGAAATTATCCCCGATTACCGCGGACGCATTGTTTATAGCGACGGTAGAGAGGTGCTCTGGGAAAGGGTGGGCGAATTACCCAAAGGAGTAAGCCTGAGCGGCGCGCAAAGTGTTGATTTAGCCGCACTTAAAACCGCCAAAATCAGCCAGTTAAACGCAGCGGCGCAGGCTTTTATCAACACCTCCGCCGAAATCGACAAAGTGCCTGATTTCGAGGTGCAAACGTGGTCGATTCAGGCGGCAGAAGTGAGGGCATGGGCGGCAGACAAAACCGCACCCACTCCCGTGTTAGACCAAATCGCCGCCAGCCGCGGCATTGATGCCGACAAACTCAAAGCGGCGGCGCTGCGGAAAACGCTGGCTTATGAAAAGCTGACCGCACATGTTGCCGGGCAGCGGCAGGCGTTGCAGGCGAAAATCGAAGCGGCGAAGACTGCGGAAGCGTTGGAAAAAATAAAGATTGAATTAACTTTACCGGAGGCATAATGAAGCGATATTTTTTGCATGTGCTGATTGCACTGGATCAGTTTTTAAATGCGGTTACGGGTGGTTTCGCGGATGAGACGTTGTCGAGCCGTATTTACCGAGAAGCGCGCACCGGCCGCCGTGGCTGGGTTGCTGCCGAGAAATGCGTCAACCGCCTGTTTTTCTGGCAGGACGGACATTGCCGCCGCGCATGGTTGCGCGAGCGCCAGCGCGCACATTTTCCCGTCGGCTTTTTCGGATAGCCGCGCATTGTGAAAAAGTCCCGTACTCGTCTGGTTTCTTTCTATTTTGTGCGGGATTAGGCATATTAAGCGCATTATTACTAAGGAATTTATATGTCAGCTCAAAGACACCACGGCATTACGGCCAAAGAATACACAGAGGGTATCCGGCCGATTTCTGATATTTCCACGGCGATTATCGGTATGGTCTGCACCGGCGAAGATGCCGACGAATCCACTTTTCCGCTGAATAAGCCCGTTTTCCATGCGTCGGCATATCAGGTGCTGGGAAAGGCGGGAACGAAGGGAACGCTGGCAAAATCGCTTGACGCGATTGTCGACCAAGCCGACGCGCAAGTTGTTATTGTTCGTGTTAATTCTGATAAAAACGCCGATACGCAAAAGGCAAACATCATCGGCACGGCGGAAGGTGGCAATTACACCGGGTTGAAAGCGCTTGCGCGTGCGAAGGCAGTAACCGGCTTTGTGCCCAAGATTCTTGGTGTGCCGGAACTGGATAGCCAAGATGTCGTAACGGAGCTTGCCGGTATCGCGCAAGCTACCCGCGCATTTGCCTATGCCTCGGCGGGCGGCGCGGCGGATATTACCGAAGTGAAAAACTATCGCGCCAATTTCGGACAGCGCGAAGTCATGCTGATTGATAACGAATTTACTGCATTCGACCCGACGGCAAAGAAAAACGATACGGCGGCGACCATTGCCCGCGTACTCGGCGCACGGGCGAAGCTGGACGCGCAGGTCGGCTGGCATAAGTCGATTTCGAATACCGAAATCAACGGCGTTTCAGGGTTGAAATTCGCGCGCAGTTTCGACATTCTCGATGCAAACTGCGAGGCGAACACATTGAATAATGCCGACGTTTCCACGCTTGTACGCGAAAACGGGTTCCGAGTATGGGGAAACCGTACCTGCTCGGCCGATCCGTTGATGGCGTTTGAAGTTGCCGTGCGCAGTGCGCAGATTATTCAAGAAACGATTGCCGGCGGCTTTTTGTGGGCCATCGACAAGCCGATGCATCCCAGCCTGATCGAAGATATTTTGATGGGCATTAATGCGAAGCTGGCGGAATATGTTGCACAGGGACGTATCCTCGGCGCACGTGTGTATCTTGATAAAGCGAAAGTTACGCCGACCGCCGTCGCGTCGGGACAATTCCCGGTAAGTTACGAATGGACTTACGTCCCGCCGCTGGAAAACCTGCTGATCGAACAGCACAATACCGATACTTTCTTTGTGAATCTGGTTGAGAAGACAATCAGTTTCGCCAACACACTACGGCCGACAACCGTATAAGCAAAGGCCGCTTTCCGGCGGCCGGTGAGGATTGATTATGAAAATGCCAAAGGTTCTGAAGGGCTTTAATATTTTCGTTGACGGCGAAAACCAGTACGGCGTTACGGTTGATGTAACCCGCCCGAAAATCGCCCGAAAGACCGAAGATTACACCCCGGGCGGCGCCATGACAGAAATGACCGTCGTGCATGGTTTCGAGAAACTGGAATTGGAAATTACCAGCAAAGGTTACGATGCGGATATGCTTAAATCGATGTCGTCGTCCATCGCCGGCAAGCTGATCCGCTATCAGGGCGCGCTGCAAGAGGAGGACGGCGAAAGCTATCGCGTATTGCGCGGCGAGGCGCGCGGGCGCGTTATTGAGGCCGATCCGGGCGGCGACAAGCAGGGCGAGGGCGGCGAGCATAAATTTAAAATCGCACTGGTCTACTGGAAAGAAACGCTGGACGGCGAGCCGATCGTTGAGATTGACGTTATCGGAAACAAGGCGTCTTTCGGCGGCAAAGACGAGCGCGAAGGTTTGCGCGCGGCGCTGGGTATTTAATGCCTAGGCCGTCTGAAACAGCAAGGAAAAAAAGAATGGCAAATCAGAATATTCAAATCAACGATGACGGCACCGTTACCGTCTGGCTTTCAAACGGACAGAGCTACACGCTGCGCGAGCCGCTGGCAAAAGACATGGAAGGGCTGGGACAGGATTTGATTAAAATCAAACACACTGACAGCATACAAAAAATTATCGGCCGCATCACGACCCCTCAGTTAACGCGGATGCAGTATATCAAGCTGAGCATGTCGGACGCCCAAGTGCTGAATACCGCAATCGATTTTTTTTCTGCGCCGCCGGCAGCGAAAGCGGAGATGCTGGAGGCGCTGCGGGAGTTGGGATACCTCGATGCGTCCGAATCCGCGCCGCCGACTTCGCCGCAATAGTCGGCGCCCTTCCCGATATTTGGCAGACGGCCTGCGATGGCGGATGGCAGTTTTTTAGCGCGGTGTCTGATTGCATGGCGCAGTGCGCGGCGGTGTTCGGCGGCGGTACGGCCGGATACGGCGATTACAGATTGATCGAATTGCTGCGATATACCGATAAAGCCGTGAAAATCGTCAAAGCCGGGCGCGAAGATGAGTAAAACAGGCCGTCTGAAAACAGACGGCCTTAATTAATGGTGCGATATGGCTAAAGACCTTGTATTAAAGATCATTATGAAAGCGAACGACAAAGCGAGCGCGGCTTTTAATAAAGCGCGCGCCGCCAGCAACGGATTGTCGGGCGCATTGGCAAGGCAGCAGGCGGAACTAAAGAGATTGCACACCGCACAGAAAAAGCTGGTAGCGCATGGCGAATTGAAATCGGGGCTGAAAGATTTAAGCGCCGCTATCGACGTAAACCGCGCGAGGTATCGGGCGCTGAGCGCGGAGATATTGAAAAACGGCACGGTAAGCAGAAAGCAGCGCGCAGAGATGAAGGCTTTAACGGCGGAGCATCAAAGGCTGCTTGACAAGCAAAGCCGCCAGCGCAGAGAAACCGCCGCACTGGGGCGGGAATTGTCAAAAATGGGGGTGAGCGCCGCGACGGGTGCGGGCGCCCAGCAAAAGCTGCGCGCGCAGATGGCGGAGACCGAACGGACGATAGAGCGGCAGCGCCGCGCATTGGAGCGGTGGTCTCATGCAAAAGGGAAATTTTCCGCCACTCAGAATATGGCGGGGAGTATGCGCAGCCGCGCCGTAGGTGCAGGCGCGGCCGGTGTGTCGATCGGGTTTGGCGTCGGGCATACGTTGCGCTCGGCAATGAGCGAAGAAGACGCGATGCTGGGGGTGATTCGCCAAGTACCGGGATTGAAGAATGCCGACAATTCCCTGAATCATAAAGCCATTGCGAAAATGCGGGCGGAGATTCAGGGATTGAGTGCGGAAGTGCCGATGGCGACCGTAAGGCTTGAAGAGATGTACGCCGCCGGCGCGCGGATGGATGTTCCGGTCGGCGAATTGCGGGATTTTGTGAGGTCGTCGGTAATGTCTGCAACTGCGTTTGATTCGGAGAATCCGGAAGAGTTAACGGAGAATCTCGGCCGCATCCGCAAAAACTTCAAATACGACAGCAAGGGGCTGAATCATATTTCGGATGTAATCAACTATCTGGACGACAACGCGCTGTCAAAAGGAACGGACATCATCAATTACATGAACCGTGTCAGCGGTTCTATCGGGCTGGCGAAAATCAGCGGCGAAAACGTTGCCGCGCTGGGGTCGACACTATTGTCCCAAGGGCAGGATGAGGGAACATCCGGCCGCGCGGTTGCGTCGCTGTTTTCGCGGCTGCAATCGGCGGACAGATTAAAGCCGGTATTTCTTGCTCTGAAAGAATTGGGGCTTGATGCCGGCAGCGTGAAAACGGGGATGGTAACGGATGCGCAGGCGACGATTGAAAAGATATTTGCGGCCGTGCGAAAGGCGCCGAAAGAAGAGCAGGCAGGGATACTGAAGGGGCTGGCGGGCGGCGAATTTAACAAAGTGTTCGCCGGACTGGTCGCCAATCCTGAAGAGTGGCAGCGGCAAGTCAAGCTGGCAAACAGCGATGCAGCGAAAGGGTCGATGCAGCGCGAGTTTGAAACAAGAATGACGGCGTTTTCGGCAAAGTGGGAAGTTTTTAAGAACAAGTTTTTCAACGTCGAATCGGCGGCCGGCCGGAGCCTGTTTGACACGCTGTCGAAACTGATGGATGTCGCCGGTAACTGGCTTGAAAGAATTGCAAAATGGACGGCGGCCAATCCGGAACTGACGGCTACGATTATGAAGGTTGTTGCCGGCGGCGCGGCGCTGCTGGTTATTCTCGGCGGCATCGGGCTTGCGCTGTCTTCCGTGCTCGTACCGCTGGCGGCTACGAAACTGGCGTTTTCTTATCTATTTCTACACGCCGGCACGGGCGTCGGAATCTTTGCGCGCCTGTCCGGGCTGCTTGGCGGCGGATTGTGGTCGGGGCTGGCGAGACTGGGAAGCGGCGTATTGACGCTGGCAACCGGATTCGGCCGCTTCGGTATGACGGCGGCCCGCGCATTAATGCTGGTCGGCCGCGCGTTTCTGATGAACCCAATCGGCTTGGCGATTACTACCGCCGTTGTCGCGCTGTATTTGCTGTGGCGCCACTGGGACAAAGTGAAAGCCGCGCTGGTGGCGGGTTGGCAGTGGATTAAAGGTGTATTCAGGGATAATCCGCTGCTGGCTGCGTTTACGGGGCCAATCGGGGCGATTATCGGCCTGATTGCGAATTGGGACAGGGTCAAGATTGCGCTGGTGGCGGGCTGGCAGTGGATTAGCGTCCGGTTTGCGGACAACCCGATTGTCCGCGCGATAAACGCGGCGATTGACCATTTCGGCCGCTTCGGCGTTTCGTGGGAAAGCATCAGGGTATTAGCGGGCAAGGTGTGGGAAGGTATCAAATCGGCTATCGTCGGGCATATTCAAAGCATTATCGGATGGGTGTCGCGCGCCATTGATAAATTTCAGAGCTTCTTCGGCACTGCAAGCAAAGCATCATCCGTGCGGATGCCCGCCGCACCGGCTGCGGGCATTCCTGCCGTCTCGCCGGCCGGCTACTCGCGCGGCGGCTATACCGGCGCGGGCGGTGTCAACGAAGCGGCCGGGATTGTGCATAAGGGCGAGGTCGTGTTTTCGCAGCGCGACGTCGCGCGTTTTGGTGGATGGCGGGCGGTTGAAGCTATCAGAAAGGGCGGGGCTGGCATTTTAGCGCGCGCCGCGGAGAAGCTGGGCGGGTTTGCATTTTCCGGCGACCAGCAGCCGCGAATGGGCGGGCTGCTGGCTGCGCCTGTCGGGGGATTTGCGGCCGCCGGCGCGCCGGTGCATATCGGCGGCGATACGGTGGCGATTCATGTCCATGCGGCGCCGGGCATGTCTGAGGCTGCGCTGGTTGAAAAAATCAAGCGCGTACTGAATGAGCGCGACGCGCGCAGGCTGCGGCGGGCAAACAGCAGTTACAGAGATAAGGATTAATCATGATTTTACTTGCCGCACTGGGATTTTTTGTGTTTACGGTAAAGACCGTACCGTTTCAAAGCATGGACAGGTCGAATAACTGGCGGCATCCGCATCAGTCCGTCGTCGGCACTTCTCCGCCGTCGCAATTCACCGGTGCGGAGCCGGAAGAGATTACCATCAATGCCGAACTGAGGACGGAAGTAACGGGCGGTACATACGGCATTGCGATTTTGCGCAAGATGGCCGACACCGGGCAGCCTTACCCGCTGATTATGGGTAATGGCGAAGTGATGGGTAGCTATGTTATCACCGGTATTCATGAAAACCGCAGCGAGCTGAAACAAACCGGCGCGCCGCGGTCAATATCGTTTACGATGAATCTGAAGAAGGTTTCAGACGTCGCCATCGGTGCGAAGGGCAAGGCGCTGCTGCTTGGTGCGGGCGTGGTGCGCGGCTTGCTGGGGGTGTGATGATTATCGAGAAAATCAAGCAGGAGGCCGTCAAGGCGTTTGCGGCGCTGTATGATACCGGCGGGCGGCATTTGACGCCGGCGGCGGTGCTGGCCATCAACGGAAAATCGTTCGGCACGCAGGCGATGAGCCGTATTATCAGTATCGAAATGACAGATAAACGCGGCTTTGAAAGCGACGAGCTGACCATCACGCTTGACGATCACGACGGCGCGCTGTCGATTCCGAATATCGGCGACAAAATCACGCTGCACTTGGGCTATAAAGAAACGGGGCTTGTCGATAAGGGCGAGTACCTGTTTTCAGAATTTACGGCCAGCGGCGCGCCGGATACGTTGAGCATCACCGCCCGCGCGGCCGATCTAGCGGAATCGCTGGCGGAGCAGCAGGAAAGAAGCTGGCACCGGCAAACCCTCTATCAAATTGTCGAAACGATCGCCAAACGGCACGGCTACCGATACCGCATCGCCGATGTTTATAAATCGGAGCAGATAGCGCATATTGATCAGACGAGCGAGAGCGACGCAGCGTTTTTAACGCGGCTGGCCGAGCAGTACGACGCGATTGCCACGGTCAAACACGGAATAATGCTGTTTCTGCCGGCGGGCGAGGCGACCACGGCGTCCGGCGAGCCGATGCCTGTGATGGAGATTACGCGCGGCATGGGCGATAATCACAGCTTTACGTTTTCGGCTACCGGCGCGTTTGAAGCGGTGCGCGCGTATTACACCGACAAGGCGACCGGACGGAAAAAGGAAGTTGTCGTTACTGCGGAGAACCTGAAAGCAGAGAAGAAAACGATAACGCAAACGAAGCAGTATAAGCGGCCGCGGAAAGACAAAAAAACCGGAAAAAAAATAACCGGCAAGACGACGACAAAGACGGTAACGGTAAACCGGAAGGTCAATACCGACGGCAAAAAAATCAAGACGCTGCGGCATCTTTATATCAGCGAGCGCACGGCATGGAACGGCGCGCGGGCGGCATTCAGAAGGTTGCAGCGCGGTGCGGCACAATTCAGTATCAACCTTGCCGCCGGCCGGCCGGATATGACGCCGGAAACGCCCGTTACCGTGCGCGGATTCAAGCCTGAGATCGATAGCGAAAAATGGCTGATTACCGAGGTGGCGCATAAGCTCGACGACAGCGGCTATACTTGCGCGCTCAGCCTTGAGACGCTGATTGATTTGCAGTCTGCCGAAGACGATAAAGAATAATGCCGTAAAGAAGGCCGTCTGAAATTCGGGCGGCTTTGTTGCATTTAACAAAAATGTGAAAATAAATTTGACAGATTAAACAAAAATGTTTAATATACGTCCATCGAAACAAAAAGAGGACGGCAGATGAGGCAAAGCGAATTTTTAAAATGGTTAAAGGCGCAAGGTGTCGAGACCAAAGAAGGAACAAGACATCTAAAACTGATGTACCGCGGCCGACAAACCATTCTTCCCCGCCACCCGAGTAAAGAGCTGACAAAGGGCTTGGTGGAAGGTGTAAAAAAACAGCTTGGACTGAAATAAAAAAAGGGAAGCCCCGAAAGGGGCGGCCCCTGCCTCATCCTCATGAAAGGAAATAAATATATGTTCTATCCTGCAAAATTTACCGCCGAAGAAGGCGGATACACCGTAACCTTTCGCGATATTCCCGAAGCCATCACATGCGGCGACGATATGACCGATGCGCGCGAAATGGCCGCCGACGCCCTGCTGACCGCGATGGATTTCTATTTCGACGACGTGCGCCCTGTCCCCCTGCCTTCCGATGCGCAGGAAGGTGAAATCCTCGTTGCATTGCCTGCATCGGTTTATGCCAAAGTGTTATTGCTAAATGAGATGCTGGCGCAAAATATAGGCAAATCAGAGCTTGCGCGCCGCCTTGAAACCACTCCGCAGGAAGTAACCCGAATCACCAGCCTGCATCATGCCACCAAGATCGACACTCTCGCCGGCGCCCTTGCCCAGTTGGGTAAGCGCCTGACCATCGGCGTAACTGTTGCGTAATGCCGTATAACAAAAGGCCGTCTGAAAATTCAGACGGCCTTTAAAAATATCAGCTCACATAGCAGGCACAAATTTTAACGGGTTGCCAACCGCAACCGCAACATCCCCTGCTATTAGTCGCGCATTGATTTTATCCCCGACCGACACAGGCAGATTATCCAAACTCTGATGTACGAGTCCGCAGAATATTTCAGGGTTTTCAGACATTACAGGCGCATTTTCAGCAGGCGGCATATGAAAAACAGACAAAACATCGTTATCCCTGAAAACCTCGAGCCGCAAAGGGGCAGATAGTAAATCCATCCTGTCGGTCGGAATCTCGAAAGTCAGGCATAAATTAATTTGAGCCAGTACAAAATCATGCGCAGGCAGCGGGCAAGCTCCCGGATAAATCCCAATCAGGCTGTAACGGAAATCGTCCGCATGGCGGATGATACCATCGCAGTATTGGATATGCAGTGATACGGGCATCATGATTTAAGCCCCTCTACAAAATCCCATTGCCGGTCGAACGCCGCGCGAACAGCCAAAGAACCGATACCAAACACCGTTGCCAGTTTATCGACCGTCTCATTGCTCAAAGAGCATCGGTTGTTTTCAATGCGCGAAAGATAAGACTGTTTCAGCCCTGTTTTTTTAGCAAGCGCAGATTGGGTTAAACCGTGTTTCAGGCGTAGAGAGGCAAACGTTTCCCCCGCCGTATCCGCCTCAAGCCGGGCCGCTAGCTTTTTACCGGCCCTGTCCATCGCTGCCGCGCGTCGCGGATTTTTGCGGGTACGTTCTATATAGCAGGCAGCGTCCGAAGCATCCGAAAGCGGCATGACCCGACCAGCCGCAACAAGTACCGCCGTCGCCTTAACCGTAGACACAACAGGCGCGGATACAGAAACCGCAGAAGCCGTAAACAGGCAGGCCGCCCCGAAGGCAGTCCAATTTTCAAAACTCGAGTTTTTCATAGTCATTTCGGATTCTCCGCATAATCGGATGGTCGGGCTGGTAGTTGAAGCCCTCGGATTTGTCGGCAACCGCTAAGATATAGATTTTCCGTATAAACGTCCGGTTCGGCTGCATCTCGTTTCGGACACAGTATAAAATACGCAGGGAAAGCGCAGATTCTTCATCCAGCCGAAGCCGCATCACACGCGCGTCCCGACTCCACAACACCGCAACCCGCTTAATTTCCATACCCAGCAAGCCGACGGGTTCATCATAATCGCGGCAATATCTTTCCGTAAAAAGCTTATCGAAAAGCGCGGGCGTATCATCGATTAGGGCAATCACATTATCGATATAGCCAACCGCCTCTTCCTTTATTTTAAAGAGGCGGTTCAAATCCGATTCGGCATGATCGTGAATGATAAGTTGCATAATATATCTTTTTAGTTATATTCCGCAAGTAGCCACCTTGCCACCTGTCTCAAAACTCCGACAAATGCCAACCCTCTGACTCTGCCGCAGACCGTCAGCTTCTCCAGTCCGTCGCCGACCGATGTCTGCAAGCGTTTTATCCGATCAGGTAAATCCCATCGCCTTAAAGGTACGGACGCGGTTGTCCGAAAGGCCGTCTGAAATTTCAGACGGCCTTTCGGTTGCCGCCGCTGCGGGCGGCGTTGACGAGGTTTTCAAGTTTCAGGCGGTAGGCCGCCGCCTTGCTGATCTGGTTGCTCGAAAGCGTGCCGAAGGATGCGCCGCCGGTCGTTTTTTCGACGTAGTCGGCCATGAGTCCGTGCAGCAGCCTGTCGGTTTCGCCGGCCGACACCGTCTGCACTTGTTCGGGGGGGGGGGGGGGGGGGGGGGAATTGATGTTAAGCGTTTGGATGGGGATGCCGCGGCCAGCGGCCGCGCCGGCGTT